AACCAAACGATATAGTGACCAGCAAATAATGGACAAACTGTTTTTATCAAGAGCCCAGTATTATCGAACAAAACGAGAGGCGCTAATCGCATTCGCTGAGATTTGCCCATTGGTTGAAATCGAGATGAGACCTTTGTGAGACCTTTCAACTGTTTTTCCGTCATATGATGGTATTGTGCCAAAGGTGAGAAACCTGAGACACCGCGTTTTTCCTCCGAGCCTCAGTGATGATAAAGCTGTGGCAAGGCGTGGCAAATGGACTGGCTGAGATAGTCAGGCGGGTTCGATTCCCGCGTGCCACATTGTCCAGTTTAGCGACCGGACACAGCTTGCGATGACCCCATCTGACACTGGGATAGCGAGCAAAAATGTATCACCTCAGTAGTATTCGATGGCGACATCAGGTAATATTTTTGTGAGGTGGTTCATTATGACTAAAATACACAAAGATTTCCAACTTGAGGGAAAAGATGTACGCCAGGTTTCTTATGTATGCAACTATTGTGGAAAAGCTGTCGTTAGCTCTTTCGGTTTGGCAATGCATCATTTTAGTAGTGGCGTTTGGTCTGGTCAGACTAATGGAATGGGCGTTTTTATCTGCCCGAATTGCGGTTTGCCAACATTTTTGGGTAAGGAGGACAACAACATGATGGTACAGATCCCAGGTGCTGCATTTGGCAATGATGTGAGCAACGTGCCTGATGACGTTGCAGAAATATATGATGAAGCACGAGAAGCATACTCGGTTGGCTCATACACCGGTGTAATCCTTCTCTGCCGGACATTGTTAGATCACTTAGCAGTCTCGTTTGGTGCTAAGGAAAACCAGTCCTTTCAAGAGTATGTTGACTTCCTATTTGAACATAATTACATCACTATCAATAGCAAAAAATGGGTGGATGCCATTCGTAAGTTTGGCAACAAGGCCACGCATCGACTGGTCATCAATACTCGCGATGACGCAGAGCTGATCATTACTTTCTGCGAGATGCTGCTGAAATCCAACTTTGAATATCCAGCAATCTTGGATGAACAACAAAATGGTGATACGGACAATTAACTAAAATCTTAGTTTGTAGACGTCTTCGGGCGTCTTTTTATTTACCCGAGCACTCCACCAAACGGTGAGGTGCTATTTTTGTGCAACAAAAAAGCCCTCGCTCTGGGAAAACGAAGGCCAATCACTTTTTTGGAGTGTGAGAATGAACTCACTAAGTCATTGTAACACAATACTTATAATAGGCACATAAAAAAGCTCTCGGGGACGAGTCCGAGAGCCTGAGGAATAAAAATGAAAAGAGCAGCACATGATTGCATGTGGCTCACAATTATTATATTTCAGGAGGCGAGTAGATGCAATGGACAGATGAACAAATCAGCGGAATTAGGAAGCTCGCCTCTGAAGGCTTTACCAGACGTGAGACGGCAGACAAGCTAGGGATTAGCTACGATGCGCTTCAAGGCAAAGCAAGACGGCTTGGCATCGAGTTCCAAAAACCACTTAAGAATGAATACGATTCAGACGGCACACAGTCCAGTGAGACTATCCTAAAGGTTGTCAGGGGTCACAAAATGACGCCTAGAGAGGTTCTGGAAGCTCACGGGTATGATTACACCAAGTGGGAGCTTGTACGTGCCAAAAGCAACTTCTGGAAGCAGACACCTGAAGCAACGTTGTATCAAAGTAAGATACAAATTAGGCCATTGGTCGAGGCTGAACAATATGAATCATTGATGAATGACATCATCACACACAAGGAGCCGTATCAAGCAAAGGCTCCTATTTTTGTGGAATCAGATCGCTATCTGGTCATTCCTGCTTTTGATACACATTTCAACGGTCACACATTCGACATCTATGCTGAATCTCTTAAACGGCAACTAGAGATCATTCAACGCGGCCACTACGCCAAAATATTGCTCATTCTGGGCGGTGATCTAGCTCACGTGGACAATATCAACTCGACCACAGCAAAGGGCACACAACTCGAAACAACCGACTTAGGCGAGACCGTTAATGAAATGGAACAATACTTCGAGACACTGATTGAAGCAATCATTAAGAACGCCAACGAGTGTGAGGTCATGTATTGTGCCGGTAATCATGATCCGTCAGTTGGATATATGTTCGCACGGTTATTGAAACGCGCCTACAGCAACCAAACAAACATCACTTGGGACATATCGCTGAAGCATTACAAAGGCGCTATGCTTGGTCACAACTTCATTGGCGCCACTCACGGAGACAAGGGCAAGAACAACTACCTCGCAAAATACCTCGATGAGTTTGGATTCATGTTAGGCACGGCACAGAATCGCGAGCTGTTCACGGGACATCTGCATTCAGAGATGAGCAAAGACCTAGGTGGATTCGTTCAGCGTCAAGTATCAACACGCAAGCCAACCGACAAATGGACTGATGATATTGGCGTGGTTGCTCACAAAACGTTTGAGCTGGTCGAATACAGCAATCATGATACCCGTGCCATTTACTATGTGTGAGGTGATTTTATGGCTCAAATGATTACAACAAAATACGGCGTTTACATGCCGAAAGTTGAAGCGTGGACCATCGGCAAGATTGACAGAGAAATTGTCCGTTCACGCTCTAATCAAGTTAAGACGCGAGGCGGATACGCACATCCTGAAAGTAAGGTATGCTTGTCAAAAAGGGGGTGGATACTGTGGCATTCCACTTGCCGTCACCAAAAGACGTCTATAAGAACCTCAAGGACAAGTTGAAAAAGCAGCGGGACAAGACCAAGGCTGATAAGAAGAAACAGCCTAGTAAAGACAATCCAGGAGTAACAACAGCTTAATGAATTATAACCAGCGATAGCTAACTAGCTACCGCTTTTTTAATGGAAGGAAGGTGTGGTGATATGTAATGCGACTGACAGCAAAACAGAAGAAGTTCGTTGACTCTTATATTGCTGATAGCAATGCCACCAAAGCGGCACTAGAAGCAGGATACAGCAAAAGAACGGCTAGGTTTGTCGGTGCAGAAAACCTAACAAAACCTAACATTAAAGCTGCCATCGATGAACGTATGAAACGCCTCGAATCTGACAAGATTGCCAAGGCTGCTGAGGTGCTTAAATACTTCACCACAGTGCTTCGTGGAGAGGCAAAAGAGACAATTATAGTTAGCACTCCAGACGGTGCAGAGTCTGTCGAAAACGATCCAAGTATCAAAGACCGCATGGCAGCAGGACGCGAATTGTTAAAGCGTTACCCCGGTAATGATGAGCTGCTCAATGCTCAGCTAACGAAGATTATTACTGATATTGAGAAAACTAAGGCCGATGTTCGCAAGTCTAAAGCTGAGGCTGACATCATGGAAGCAAAAGCCAGAGCCTATCGCACACCAGAAGGCCAAGATGGAGGACTAAACAAGCTTTTGGCAGCAATTGATGAGAGTATCCCAAATGGTGGTGATGTCAATGACAACTCCGATTGATCAATTCAAAGGGAAACAGTTAGACATCATCAACTGGTGGCGCCGCTATCCAGACAAGCAGACTATCATTGCTGATGGTGCTGTGCGTTCCGGAAAGACGTTTGCGATGTCGATCAGCTATGTTCTGTGGAGCATGATTATGTTTGACCGCGAGCAATTTGGCATTGCCGGCAAAACCATTGGATCATTACGCCGAAATGTTATCAGGCCACTCAAACAAACATTGCAACAAGTGGGATTCTCGGTTGTGGATCGGCGTTCAGAAAATATGCTTGAAATCAGCATTGATGGAAGAACCAACCTATACTACTTATTCGGTGGTAAAGATGAAAGCAGCCAAGATCTGATTCAAGGGATCACACTTGCCGGAATGTTCTTTGATGAAGCAGCTCTCATGCCACAGTCGTTTGTCAATCAAGCGACAGCGCGTGTTTCCGTTACTGGCGGCAAATACTGGTTCAATATGAACCCAGAGGGCCCGTATCACTGGTTCAAGACTGACTGGATTGATCAAGCAGACGATAAACGCGCATTGCGTCTCCACTTTGTGATGACGGACAATCCAAGCCTGAGTGATGAAGTTATTGACAGGTACGAACATATGTACTCAGGAGTGTTTTACCAGCGATATATTCTGGGACAATGGGTTCTGGCTGATGGAATTGTCTACGACAACTTCAATAAAGACGAGATGGTCAGCAATCCAAGCCAGCAGCCAAGCCGATACTATGTCAGTGTGGACTATGGTACACAGAACCCCACAGTTTTCTTACTTTGGGGTAAATGTGGGTCTGTTTGGTATTGCCTCAAAGAGTATTACTACGATGGACGGCATAGCAGCAGACAGAAGACAGACGATGAATACGCTCAGGATTTCAGCCAGTTTGTCGGTGACATACGCTGTGAAGTGATTGTTGACCCCTCAGCGGCTTCGTTTATTGCCAAGCTTAGAGAACGTCGGTATCGGGTTATTAAGGCCAATAACGATGTGTTAAACGGTATTAGAGAAACGCAAACGGCTATGAACTCTGGCGAGATTATGTTTACGCCTAAGCTGACTAATCTGTTCAAGGAGTTCGCTTCTTATGTATGGGATGACAAGGCCAGCCAAAAGGGCGAAGACAAAGTAGTCAAGGCGCATGACCACGCAATGGACGCCATGAGATATTTTGTTATGCAAGTAATCAAACAAAGAAATGTAGCTCATACATTCAAGAACACAAGCAAATACTTCTAAGGAGGTGGCCATCATATTAACAGTTCAAGGTAAAGGCTCAATTACAGACGGTGACGTGTTCATTTATCCAGTAGACACAGCTATCACTGGGGATGACATCACCAACTTCATTAGTGCAAACGATGAACTAGCTCGCAGAAAATATCTGCCTGCTAAAAAGATGTATCTTGGCAAGCATAGGATTCTTCATGAAGATGCCAAAGACCATGGGCCAGATAATCGTCTTGTTGGCAACTTGGCTCACTATATCGTGGACACCTATAATGGGTTTTACATTGGCATTCCACCGAAGATCACGCTCGATAACACACAGGACAATGCTGTGCTGCAAGGGTGGAACGACACGAACAGCGTTCAGGACAAATTAAGTGAGATCAGCAAGCAAGCATCCATTTACGGACGGGCGCTTGCTTTTTTGTACCAAGACGAGAACAGCAATACGTGTATTGCATACAGTTCACCTATCAATTCATTCATCATCTATGATGACACGGTAGCACACAAGGCCATTGCATTTGTCATGTATTGGCATGATGAAGACAACAATCTAACTGGCAAGGTGTATCTGAAAGACGGAATATACGCTCTTGATATGACACGCCTCGAAGGAACAGACGGATTTAATCCATTTAACGAAGTGCCAGCAGTTGAGTTCTTCATGAACACTGAGCGTCAGGGCATCTTTGAGAACGTTGAGACGCTAATTGATGCACTAGACAAGGCGCTAAGCCAAAAGGCAAACCAGAATGAATACTTTGACAACGCGTACTTGGTTATCAGGGGCATGAGCTTGCCAGAGGATGATGACGGAAACCCAAAGCTTGATCTTAACGGCAACCAAATCATCTATTCGCCAGATGCTGACTCTACTAACGGTGTGGCCGAGTTTCTGACCAAGCCTGATGGTGATGCCATTCAAGAGCACCTTATTGACCGCCTCATCAGCATGATCTATCAGATCAGCATGGTCGCAAACTTGAACGATGAAGCATTTAGTGGCAATAGCTCTGGCGTTGCATTGCAATATAAATTGCTACCAATGCGCAATCTGGCGGCCAATCAAGATCGTAAGTTCACACAGTCACTCCGGTCTCTTTACAAGATCGCATTCAGTGTTGGGACAATCCTTCCAGAAAGTAAAGCCGATGAATGGCAAAATCTTAACTTCGCATTCTCGCGAAATCTTCCGGAGAACATTACCGACGAAGCAGACGCGGCTTCTAAACTGAAAGGACTTGTATCAGATCAGACTATGCTCAGCACCTTATCGTTTGTTGATGATCCCAAGGCTGAAATGAAACGCATTGCTGACGAGACCGCCCAGAAATCAAAAGACGCTGCTACTAACAGCCCGTCAAACGCGGACTTCCAGAAATTGCTGAATGGTGGTGGCAATGATGACAACAACGACTCAGCAACAGATAGCGAGTAATTCTGCCTACTGGAGTAAGCGAACGGCCGCTGAACGGAAATGGATTGTCGATAACCTTAAAAATGACGAGGCGTTCAATGCCAGGATTCAGGAATATTTTGACAAAGCTTTAAACGGCATTCAAAAGGATATTGATTCAGAGTTTGCCAAGTATGCCGCATACAGCAACGACAGCATGGCCGGAGCACGCCGGTCAGTAATGGCCACCGACATTAAAGCATATCAAGCGGAAGCAAAGTCGATTGTCGATGATGCTAGAAAGATGTATAACGGCGAACCGCTCAAATATTCCGACTTCAGCAAGGATGTCAATGATCGTCTCAAGCTATACAACGCTACCATGCGGATTAATCGCTTAGAAATGCTCAAGAGTGAGATTGGTCAAGAAATGCTTGATGCACACATGAAAGTGAACGCTGATCTAATCTCAAAATTGAGCAATGATTATCAATCCGAGATTAAACGGCAAGCCGGAATACTTGGAGAGACGGTATCTAAGGGCGGCTATACTGATTTATCCAAGCTGCTCTCCAAACGAGAGGGAGATTACACCTTCTCACAACGCATTTGGATCAACCAAGACATTCTAAAGGCTGAACTGGATGAACTGCTGACATCCGCTACCATTCAAGGACAGAGTCCACTAAAGATTGCACGCAAATTACGAGACCAAGTAGCTGACAAAGTTGACAATTATCGGTATGTGACAGAACGAATTGCGCGTACTGAGTCAGCCCGGGTTCAGACGCAAGCTCAGCTAGATAGCTTTCACAAGTTTGGTTATAACTATTGCAAATGGGTAGCTGAACCAAGCGCATGTGACGTGTGCAAGGAGATTTCGGAAGGTGGCAGAAAAGGCAAAGGCATGTACAAGGTTGATGACGTGCCGGATATTCCCGTCCACCCAAATTGCCGATGCTCCATTGCGGCATATGTGCCAGATGATGAAGCTGAATAATTTCTAAGCCGCAGACAGCGGCTATTTTTATGCTATCAAGTCCAAGCGTGACCGACTATAAAAGCTCCGGCAAATTAAGACGCAAGCCTGATCCGTCTAAAAAGCTGTGGAAGGAGTTCTTAACATGATTTCCAAGATTTTAATGCCGATGAATTTGCAGTTTTTCGCTGAAGATACTGGTGCTGACGGTAGTCAAGAGAACCAGCAAAACAGCGAATCTCAAAGTGGCAATGACACCAACACTCAAGATTCGGAAAATGACCAAGGCAGTTCTGATGAAAGCTCTGATCAGCATACCTACACCGATGAACAGGTCAATGAAATCGTCAAGAAGCGTCTTGCTCGTGCCGAAAAGGAGAAGCAAGCTGCTGTTGACGAGGCCGCAAAGTTAGCCAAGATGAATGCCGACCAGAAGAAGGATTATGAGCTTCAAAAGGCTCAAAAAGAACGAGATGAACTCAAATCACAGCTCGCAAGCTACCAAATGGGAAAGCAAGCTCGTTCAATGTTCGAAGATGCCAAGCTATCTGTCACCGAGGACGATTTGAAGCATGTTGTAACGCCTGAGGCAGAATCAACCGAAACCAATGTTAAGTGGCTCATTGCGCACGACCAAGCCGTAGCAGAGCGCGTCCGTCAAGAACTGCTGAAAGGCAGTACACCATTGGACCCGTCCTCCAACCGCAAGACGAAGAGCCTTAAGGATATGACTTTGCTAGAGCGCAGCGAATTGCAACGAAAAGACCCAGAGATGTACAAGAAATTACTAACAAAATGAAAGAGGTAAATAAATATGCCAGAATTTAATGGTGCAACAGCCAAATTGAATTTGGTCGAACCTAAAGTATTCGCGGATTATGTCTTGGAACAGCAAACTGCTACTAACCGTCTGCTCTCTAGTGGCATTCTCACTACCGATCCAATCATTCAAGCACAATTGCTCAAGGGTGGTACCTATGTAACCATTCCTACCCTGCAAAGTCTGCGCGGGGAAGCTCAGACGTGGAACGACACCAGCGACATTACTGTCGGCAATGTTGACAGCTATAGCGCCGTTGCTCCACAGATGTACCAAGCTAAAGCGTTTGGCTACACAGACTTTGGTCAGCTTTCTACCGGTGCTCCGGTTGCGGAACAAATTGCAGGGCAATTCGCTTCCTTCTGGAACATTCAGGACAACAAGCTTCTGATTGCAGTCTTGAAGAACGCATTCCTCAATGCAGACTTGCAGGCTGTTAAGGCATATGGCATGGGCACGCCTGCTTCTTTGGCTGCTGGTGACTTTATTGCCGCATTGTCTCGCATGGGCGATGTTGCCAGCCCTCAACTGACGAAGATCGTGCTTAATTCTGCCGCTGTTGGTGCAATGCGTGATCAGAACCTAATTAATACCGTTCAGCCGTCTAACGGTGGTACACCAATCAGCTACTACAACGGCATCGAGATCGTTGAAGATGATGCACTACCAGTCGCAGCAGATGGTACCACGGACGCATTCATCATTGCTAACGGTGCTGTTTCTTATGGCTTAGCTAATCCGGAAAACAGCTATGAAGTCAAGCGCGACAGTCTTGG